GTACGACCAGCTATTGCTGCTATCGCAGAACCAATGGCTAAATTTATTGCAGGTAACACAACCAATGCAGCAATTGCAATGGGTTTATTTGCATCTTCTATCCTTAAAAGTTTAATCCCTAGCACAACCGAATTACGAATACGTCAGTCAGAAGCTGCCGAAGCTAGGATTAAAGAGATAGAGAGATTAAAACAAAAAGAAACTGAATTGGCAACCAAAATGAATCAATTAAATAATCTAAGTCCTTCTCAGCGTAAATTTGCAACTAAGATGGGAGCAGATAGATTAGGAAAAGGTGGAAAAATTGGTCAAGCTTTGGCTGATGGTAAAAAGTTAAGTAAAGCACAAATTTCTAACTTACATTCACAATTGAAGAGAGAAGCTGGAATGTTTAAAAACATGAGTGATAAGAAAAGAATGTACTTCAAAAAAATTCTTGGTCAAATGAGTAATGACTATGAAGGTTTTATTACAAAAGTTGCGGTAGGAACAGATAAAGTTACTACTGGATTTAGATTAAAGTGGATGGCAGCCTCTAATGCAGTAAAAAACATGTTAACATCAGTAAGTACAGCTGCAAGTAGAGTAGGAATGTTTTTATCAGGTATGTTGGGATATGTTGCTATGATTGGTATGGTATTTATGGCATTTAAAGCTTTTATGCAATATATCAATAAAGACGCCAACAAAATGTTAGAAAAGTTTAATGAAGATGTTGATGCAAACGTGAGTGGTTTAAAAACTTTAAATGAAGAATTATTAAAAATGTCTCAAGTAAGAGCAGATGGATTAATAGTTGGTAAAACAGAAAGTTTATTACATAGTTTTGAAGCAGTACAAAGTGTAGACTTTGACAAAACAGTAGATTCATTATTTGCACTAGGACATAATGCAAGTATAAACCAAGAAAAATTTAATGAACTTGGAGTAGAGTTTAACAATACTTTAAGAACTTTAGGTAAAATGAATCCAGAGTTTGAAACATTTAGACAGAAAATGGATGCCGCAGGAGGCATGACAGAAGATTTAGCAAAAGAATTATTTATATTAAGAGACAGCGTAGCTACTGTAGGTGCTGCTCTTAAAGCTTTAAACAATAACTCTAAAGAAATGATTAAACAACAGAATAGAGTAGCACAAAGCTTACCAAAAATACCTATGCAAGATATGTTAAATATTATAAAATCTAATGTAGAACAATACAAAGAATTAAATAAGGCAAGCCAGGATTACCATTCTGAATTAAGAAGCGAATTAGCAACATTAGAACTATATACTTTCTTTCAAAAAGAAGCAGTAGAACTTAGTAAACAAATGTCAAGTAATAAAACTTTACAAATGTTTGGTGATTTAGCAGGCATGACTACTACAAATAGATTATTAAAAGTAGAACAAAAAAGATTTAAGTTAGCAGAAGAAATGAATAAGTTAGAGAAAATGAACTTGCAGATATTTAATACTAACGAGAAAAAGAAATTAATACAACTAAAACAAAATAGAGATACTCAACTTGATATGATAAAAGCAAGTAAAATAGCTCTTGACTTAGAAACAAAAAGAGCAAGCTTAATGTTTACAACCTATAATGGAGTATATAAAGACTTAGAAGCAAATCTTGGAAAAGCTATAGGAGCAGGCATGCGAGGCGATTCTAGTATGTTTGAGAATATCGGTAAAGCTTTTACAACTACAATAACTGATGCTATTGGAGGATTCCTTTCAGAACAACTATTAGAAGACACACTAGGAGCAGTACTGCCCGGTGGTAAATCAGAAGCAGAAAAATTAGAAGATGCCGCAGAAAGACACGGAAGAATAATAAAAACAAATATTGAAGAAAGTGGATTTGCACATGGAGCAATGATACGTAGTGCAAGTCAAACTATGGTTGATGGATTGAAAGAAGTACAAAGACGAATACTAGAAGCTGATATAGAGACGGAAGGAAAAAGAAAAGCAGAACTAGAACAAAGACTTATAGATAGTAAAATAGCTGGAAAGAGATTAGGTAACCTTAGAGACGAGACCTCTGTTAATACTTTAATAGAAAGTGAAGGCTTTGATGATTATGCAAGAATGGACAAAATGAGAGGATTAAGTGCTCAGCGTAGAGGCATAGCTGAGCAATTAATGGCAGATATAGCAAAAGCAGGCGGAGAAGGTTTCATCAGATTATTTAATAAAGCTGGAGACTCAAAAGTTATAACTGGTTACCAGGAGATTATGCAGGCACAGCAGTTGAAGAATGGTAAAACAGATTCAGAAGGCTTCTTTTTTGATCCGAAGAGAAGTACCCCTCTTGGTCAAGGTAATAGTATGGGGGTAAGTTCTAGTAGTGGTAAAGGCACAGGTGGCTTTAACGTGTTATTAGATAATATATTATTTGGAAAAGATGGGTATGCCGAAGGAATCGAAAAATACAAAGATAAATTATTTACAGATATATCAGCCAATTCTAGACTGTTTAATCAAAACGTAAAAGAGCAATCAACAATAAAGACAGCAATAAGAGGCTCTGAGATTACAACAGAAGGAATGACCGATAAAATAAATAAACTGACTGGAGTTAAACCATCTCCTAATGATCCTTCAGCACAAAGAAGTCTTTTACAAATGTTATTTGATAATGCAGCTATAGGAGATATTGTAAGAGATCCTGAAACAGGACTTTTCACTACTAAGCAGAATCCTATGAGAGCTGGTATAGCTGCAGCAGCTGAAACTCATGACCCAGAAAATCCTGTATACACAGATGAAGGAAAAGGAAGAAGAGACGAATTTAGTAAAAACTTAAATCAATTCTCAGGTGTTATAGGCATGATGGGAGCAGTATCTGGACAAGAAGAAAAGACAGCAAAAATAATGGCAAAAGTCGCTCAGATTCAATTATTAATTACAACATACGAAAGAGCAAAAATGGCACTGGAAATGGGTGGTGGTAACATCCTCAAAACAATTGGCCAATTCTTTACAGGAACAGTACCTGCTAGAGATGGTGGTGTTATGTCTAGGCATGGACGTTCTTATGCAGGTGGTGGAGTAGCAAGTGGCCCTAACTCAGGTTATGGAGCAACGCTTCATGGCACAGAAGCTGTAGTACCTCTTCCAAATAATAGAACTATACCAGTAGAACTAAGTGGTAAAAACAGTGGACCTGTTAACACAACAATTAATGTAAACATGGCAGATGGTAGTTCAGATACTACTAGCGATGAAGAAACAGGAAGACAATTTGCACAAGCAATCAACATAGCTGTACTAGAAGAAATAGGCAAACAGCAAAGACCAGGAGGGCTACTAGCAGGATAATATGGCAATAGGATTTAGCAACGGAAGTACAACATTTAGACCAGACAGAGGCTTTACTAGAAAGAATACCCCAACAATATTTAAAACACAGTTTGGCGATGGCTATGAACAAAGGATAGCAAATGGTATAAACAATTTAAAACAAGAATTTTCAATTAATTTTGCAACAAGAACAAAAGAAGATATAGATGACATAGTAGACTTTTTTGAACTAAAAGGCGGAGTAACTTCTTTTACTTATACCTATGCAGATAGTAATGAAAGTGGTAACGAAAAAGCAGTAAAAGTCATTTGTGACGACTGGCAACAAACTTGGGAGTACGCAGATTTCTACTCTTTAAGTTGTACTTTTAGGAGAGTATACGAAGCATAATGTCTGAAAAGATAATAGTAAAGGATTTACAGAAATTAGACCCAGGCTCAGAACTGGTACAACTATATGAGCTTGAATTTGTAAAAGATAATTTCGCATACTTTACTAGTGGAATAGATGACGACGTATCTACTTCTCTTAGAATGAGAGATTTTAATACTAACTCTACTATTCGTACTTATATTCCTATTCCTATAAAAGCAGATGGATTTGAATTAAAGAACGATGGAGCGATTGCTAGACCTTCAATTACTATGGCAAATATAACAAGCACTCTTAGTGACGCTGTAGGTTTTGACTATCATGACTTAATTGGATTAAGAGTAATTAGAAGACTAACTCTTAAAAAGTATTTATATGGAGAAAGTGGAGATGCAAGTCCTCCTATAGAATTTCCAAGATCTATATGGGTAATAGATAGAATTAAGTCAAGATCTAAAGCAGCTGTAACTTTTGAACTAGTTGCCCCTTTCGATATACAAGGAGTAACTCTACCAGCAAGAAATGTCTTAGCAGAGAGATGTCCTTTTCTATACCAAGGAGCTAGTGACCACTTAGACGAATGGCAAAAAGCACAAAGCGGATGTAATTGGCACTTAGAAGGAAAAATAAGAACAGGTGGTACTGGTACAGAATACACAGTATATGTAAATCAAGATGATGAATATATAGTACCAAGCACGACTTCTTTCACAACATATTCTAGCGGTGCTGTAACTATAAATACTTATTATAAGACTACTAAAACAACTACAAGATTTAATGCAGATGGTACTAATTCAAGTGTTACTGTAACAGATTACTGGCAAGCTGTCAAATCTACAAGCTCACCAGGAACACCAGCAGATAGTAATTCTAACTTTAAGAGAATCAGAGTATACTCGACATACTCTCATGGTACAGAATACTTCAGCTTTTTAGATGATAGAGACAATAGTTATGTAAAATTTACTGACAATGTTGCTACTTCCTCTACTAACGGTAAAACATTAGTATGGAAAGCAAAAGCTCCAAGTGATGACCAAGCTCCAGGACACGGCCCTTATTGGGAAAGAGGAGATGGATGTAGTAAGACTACTACAGGATGTAAGAAAAGATTTGGGTTTAATCCAATTAGTGGTGGTACAGCAACCAGCACAGGAAAAGCTGCTACAGATACAAGTGTAGAGCTTCCGTTTGGAGGATTCCCCGGAGCAAGAGCATTCTCGTGATGGATTCTATATTTAATCACGCTGAGCAATGCGCACCTAGAGAATGTTGTGGACTTGTTGTAGAGGAAAATAATAATAAAATTTATATTCCTCTCGAAAATATTTCAGAAGAAAAAGATATGTTTAAAATGGACGCAAAAACTTTCATTACATATCAACTCAATTCGAAAATATTATATGTAGTCCATAGCCACTATGATGAAGATTGTAATCCGAGTCAACACGACATAGATAACTGCAATGCCGTTGGTATACCATATTTAATCGTATCGTATCCCGACAAAGAACAATATATTTTGGAACCAAATTATGACTAGAACAATACACTTAATGGGAAGAATGGGACAACTCTTTGGAGAGACTCATAGACTTAACTGCGAAACTGTCCAAGAGGCAATGCATGCTCTCGATTGTATGAAAGGAGGAGTCAGAAGATATCTACTAGAATGTACTGATTCTGATGTTCAGTTTACTGTTCAAAAAGGCGAAGACTTTATGGACTATGATAATAT